TGCATGGTCAACTTATGAAGGTGAGTTAGATGAAAATCTAGCACAACGATTATATAATTATGTTTCTAATAAATGGTTTATGTTTGCTAGTCCAGTATTATCAAACGCACCCAATGGATCTAAAAAGGGTAAAGGACAACCGATATCTTGTTTCTTATCGTATGTTCCTGATACTTTAGAAGGTCTTATTAGTCATACATCTGAGTTGCGTTGGTTATCAGTTTATGGTGGTGGTGTTGGTGGTCATTGGTCTGATGTTCGTACAGTATCAGACATAGCGCCTGGCCCAATGCCTTTCTTACACACAGTAGACGCTGATATGATTGCATATCGTCAAGGTAAGACACGCAAGGGTTCGTATGCGGCATATATTGATATATCTCACCCTGATATTATTGAGTTCTTAAATATGCGTATTCCCACAGGTGATGTGCAACGAAAAGCACTTAACTTACATAATGCTATCAATGTTACTGATGAGTTTATGAACGCAATTACTGAGGGAATAGGCTTTAACTTACGCGACCCTAAAGATGGTAGTGTTAAAGAAACAGTAAATGCAAGAAAACTTTGGGAAAGAATACTTGAAATAAGGTTCAGAACAGGTGAACCCTATTTAAACTTTATTGATACTGCTAATCGTGATTTACCACAACCACTAAAAGACTTAGGTTTAAAAATCAATGGGTCTAATTTATGTAATGAGATTCACTTACCGACTAGTGCAGAACGCACAGCTGTTTGTTGTCTGTCATCACTAAATCTTGAATACTATGATGATTGGAAAGATACTCCGATTGTTGCTGATTTGGTTCGTATGCTTGATAATGTTTTGAATTATTTTATTGAAAATGCTCCAGATACAATTGAACGTGCTAAGTTTAGTGCGAGTAGAGAAAGGTCAATCGGACTAGGTGCTATGGGGTTTCATAGTCTTTTACAAAAACATGGTGTTGCGTGGGAATCTGATAAAGCAAAAGAGATTAATGATGTTGTATTTAATTACATCAAGACTCAAGCTGTTGAAGAAACAGAGCGTTTAGCATTAGAACGTGGTGCATATCCAGATGGCCCAGATTCAGGCAGAAGAAATTCACATCTTCTTGCTGTCGCACCCAATGCATCAAGTGGTGTAATACTTGCGACTAGTCCGTCTATTGAACCATTAAAGGCTAATGCATATACACATCGCACAAGAGCAGGGTCATTTTTAGTAAAGAATAAATACCTCGAATCATTATTGACACAGAAAGATGAAAACAACGATGTAAATTGGACTTCTATTATCACTAAGAAAGGTTCTGTACAACATCTACCATTTCTCACTGAAGGAGAAAAATCTGTTTTCAAAACTGCTGATGAGTTAGATCAAAATTGGGTAGTACAACACGCAGCTGATCGACAGAAGTATATCTGTCAAGGTCAGTCTGTCAATCTGTTTTTCCCAGCTGGTGCGCCTAAATCTTATGTAAATCAAGTACACCTTCGTGCGTGGAAAGAAGGACTAAAAGGTTTGTATTATCTTCGTACAGAAGCAAAACAGCGTGCTGAAAATGTATCTGAGAAAGTAGAAAGAGTTGCACTTCAAGGTGATATGCGTAGTATTGTTTATTCAAAAATAGATTGTCCATTCTGTTCTATGGCTATGGAAGAACTAAAATTACGAGGTATTCCATTTGATAAAATTGATTTAAAAGAAATAGGCAAAACTGCGGCAGAAGTAACAGGTCGTAAAGATGTAAAATCTGTACCACAAGTATATATTGATGGTGAATATGTTGGTGGATATGCAGAATTGATGGAATTTTTAAATAAACCAATAGAACAGAGCAATGATGACGATGATGAATGCGTAGCTTGCTCTGGTTAATTTTTGTGTTGTAATGGTTACAAATAAAACTAAAATAGGAGAACACATGTCATTATTAGACACATCAAAGAGTTATCGTCCATTTCACTATCCGTGGGCTGTTGAACTAACAAAAAAACATGAAGAAATTCATTGGGTAGAAGATGAAGCAGAACTATCTGAAGATGTACAAGATTGGAAAACAAAATTAACTGAAAATGAAAAAGATTTTGTGACTCAAATTCTTCGTTTGTTCACACAATCTGATGTACAGGTTGGTGATAATTATCACGAACTAATGATTCCAAAATTTAAGAACAATGAGATTCGCAATATGCTTGCATCATTCGCTAATCGTGAGGGTGTTCATCAACGTGCATATGCTTTGTTAAATGATACTTTAGGATTACCAGATGAGGAGTTTCATACATTCCTTGAGTATTCTGAGATGTCTGACAAGTTAGACTTTATGAAAGAAGGTAGCATTAATTCACATACAGGTCTTGCTCTCATTTTAGCTCAATCAGTATTTAATGAAGGTATGTCCTTATTTGCCTCGTTCGTTATGTTACTAAACTTCCAGCGTTTCGGTAAGATGAAAGGTATGGGTACTATTGTTGAGTGGTCTATTCGTGATGAAACTATGCATGTTCAAGGTAATGCTAAGTTGTTTCGTGAGTTTGTAGAAGAACACCCACGCATTGTAAATGATGAGTTGAAGTCTAAAGTTTATGAAATGGCAACTAACGCTGTTAAACTAGAAGATAAATTTATTAAGTTAGCATTTAGTGGTCACGACCAAGAAGGTATTACTGAAAAAGATGTCAAACAATACATTCGTCATATTGCTGATCGTAGACTATTACAATTGGGTATGAAACCTAAATTTAAAGTAAAAGACAATCCAATGCCATGGTTAGATTGGGTATTGAATGGTGCATCACACGACAACTTCTTTGAAAAAAGGGTTACTGAATATTCTGTAAATGGTATGGAAGGTGATTGGGGTTGGGTAGAAAATACTCCCGAAGGTGAAGTTTGTGGTTTAGATGGTCAGGGGTGTGCCGCTTAATGAACAAATGGCAAAACGCTTACATGATTACCGCAGAAACCTTTGCCAAGTTATCTACAGCCAATAAATTAAAAGTAGGTGCGATTATTGTAAAAGATAATCGTATCATTTCTATTGGGTATAATGGTACACCTTCGGGTTGGGATAATAATTGTGAAATAATCTTTCCACAACATGATATAGGATTTCCAGCAGGAATTACAAAACCAGAGGTAATACATGCTGAAGCTAATGCGATAAGTAAACTTGCTAGATCAATAGAAAGTGGTTTAGATTCTGACATATATATAACACATGCACCATGTATGAGTTGTTCAAAGTTAATCTATGGTTCTGGAATAAAAAATGTATATTATAGAGAAGTTTACAGAAAAACTGATGGAATAGAATTTTTAAATTCCTGTAACATAGGGGTAAAACAGTTGTGAAACTTATCGTGTGTGAATCTTGTGAAGCAGAATACCATGTAAAACACAACATGGAGCCCCGACTATACAAAGTAACTTTTTGTTCATTTTGTGGATATGAACTTGACGAAACATTTGAATTTATAGAAGAAGTAGAGGATGATGAGAATGACATCTGGTAGAGATTATGGTGGAAAAGGTAGTATGCAAAGACCCATAAATAGTAGAGAACAATTTGATAAGAATTGGGATTCTATATTTGGGAAATGTGATAATGAAAAAAGCAATGGAATTGATGACAATTCCAACAAAGTGGACACATCAAGGAAAGATAGTAGAACAACTACCAGATGATTGCGAGGGATTTGTTTATCTCATAACTAACCTTGCTAACAACAGAAAGTATATTGGTAAGAAACTCGCAAGGTTTAAAGTTACTAGACCACCACTTAAAGGCAGAACAAATAAAAGACGCTCAACAAAAGAAAGTGATTGGAGAGATTATTGGGGTTCTTCTGAACACTTAAACGCTGATGTTATATCGTTTGGTGAAGATAAATTTACCAGAGAAATTTTACATTATTGTTCAAGTAGAGGAATATTAAGTTACTTAGAAGCAAAAGAACAATTTGACAGAAGGGTTCTAGAAACTGATGAATACTATAATGGTATTATCAATGTTAGAATAGGAAGCTCAAAGATGTTACAAGAACATTTGAGGATACATAATGGACAACAATGATTGGATAGATCAGTATAAACAATTTCACGCAGACCAAAATACCAATTATCCCGGCAACAATCTTAAACCGCAACTACAACATATTTTAGATTTGATAAAAGATATGAAACCAGAAACTCTATTAGACTTTGGTTGTGGTAAAGGTCAACAGTATTCTAAATGGAAACACCACAAAGATATGGGTATCATGCCAACTCTGTATGACCCAGCAGTACCAGAGTTTGAAACCTTACCAGATGGCCCTTTTGATGGTATCATCTCTACTGATGTATTAGAACACATTCCCGAAGAACAAATCCCAGAAACAATTAATATGATTACCAAAAGAGCTGATAAGTTTGTATTCCTTGCAATTGCAACTTCACCAGCAATAGCAATCCTACCCAATGGTGAGAATGCACACTGTACACGAAAACCCATTTCTTGGTGGACAGAAATGTATGAAAAATATTCCTATAAACGAGTGTATACTCACATCAAAACTTACGGAGATTTTAATGGATATTCTATACTAAATGAAGATTTATACATGGAATATTTCCTAAATAATTTAAAGCTAGATAAGAAAACCTCTTGACTTTATACTTTTGTTGTGTTATTATGTATACATAAGATAATAAAAGGAGAGAATAATGGGAAAAAGAAGTGAGTTTGAAAGAGTAGAAAGAGATTTCTATCCTACACCATATAATGCAGTTGTTCCACTAATCGAACATTTGCCACAAAACCCATTTACCTATGTAGAACCATGTGCTGGAGACGGCAGGCTAGTCGACCACTTGAGTTTACATAATGGACAGTGTATTCATGCATCTGATATTCAACCACAATCGGATGAAATAATGCAGATGGATTGTTTTGATGTAAATGCAAAGGCAGAGTACATTATCACAAATCCCCCTTGGAATCGTAAGATTCTTCACCCCATGATTGAACACTTCTCTAAGATAGCCCCAACTTGGTTTCTCTTTGATTCTGATTGGATGCACACAAAACAATCAATAAACTACTTGACAATGCTAAAGAAAGTTGTTAGTATAGGTAGAGTGAAATGGATTGAGGGGAGTGCAAGTGTTGGAAAAGATAACTGTTGTTGGTACTTATTCCACGATACTCCACAAGTTAAACCCATCGAATTTTGGGGCAGAAATTAATTTGAAAAAAGTGAAAAAAACACTTGACTTTGTTATGATAACATGGTATATTGATCAAGTAAGATGAAAAAAGGAGAGAATAATGAGCAAAATGAATGAAATATCTTTGGACATTCAAGAGTTTGTTAATGATAATTTAGGAAAAAAGTCTGTTGATGAAATTCTTAATGATGTCAAGAAAACATTTCAAATGTCTTTTGCTGTTGAATATGCAAAAGAATATATCGAGGAGGTGTATCCATGATTGACACATATACCGCAACAATCATTTCACTTGTAGCTTGTTTTGGCACTTATCTGTGGGGAAGAAGTTCTGCTACTGAACCTGTAACTGAAAAACTATTAAATATTTTAGAAGAACAGGGTTTTATTAAAATTAAATTCAATCCCGAAACTGGCGAAAAAGAGTTACAAAAGGTTAAATGTATTTAATTTATATTATGGAAGTAATTGAAAATGACTAAAAAAGTTAAAGAAAGTATACCCGATCACAAAGATTGGAAACCAAGTAAGCCTCGTAAAAAACGTAAGCCTTTAACTCCAGAACAAAAGGCAGCAGCGGTAGAACGACTTGCATTAGCTCGTGCTGCAAGAAAACCAGCTGTAAATTCTTCTATCCATAGTTCTTTATTAGGACTACCAGAAGATCACTTTTTACATCCTGATAAAGTTAAGTCTTGGATTAAAACTCAAAAAAGTATTTTAAACGAAGAAAAAAGCAGTGTCAGGAGAGGTGTTTCTGGTGCAATAGCAAAAGTTGCTGACATAGAAGGTTACATTCGTCATTGTAATGCTTATCTTAAAACAGGCGATTGGTGTGATGATCGTTATGGAGAACATCAAGAAGGACGAGTCAAATGGAAAACGATAACACCGAAGGGCCCAGTAGTAACAAAAAAATAAAGAACAATGTAGTAAAAGGCCCATGGCTAGACAAAGAAGAAATGTCTAATTTGTATGATGAAAGTAAGAAAATTGCAAATGACATAGAAGTAATTGATGGCATTACAAGTCAACTTATAATTCCATTGATACACAAATTTAATGAAGAAGGTTTTGATTTAACTTCACCTGAGTTTTTAAAAGAAATTGGATATATAAATGAGGTGGTAAAATCTATGCTTTATAGGAAGTTTGATTATGGACACACTATGAGTGTATTCATTGATAATCTTATGATAGCCAAAGATGGTATCATATCAATAGATAAAGACATGCTAGATGACATGTTAGATGTTATGGAAGAAAGTTATGAACAACCTATCGAGTGATCCCATTGTATGGGAAAATTTTAGTCCTACAATTTTGGAATTTAAATTACCAAAAAAATTTATTTCATTAGTTAATCTTGCAGGAGATGCAGTATTAGGTGATGAAAGTCTTTCTAAGAAATTTGATTTTTCTGAAAACCTTGTTGGTAAGGTATCAAAAGAAATAAAAATTCCTGCTTATGATAAAGAAGAAACTAAGTATTTGTCAGACACAATCAAAGAAGGCTGTTTAGGATATCTTAAACACATGGAAGTTGTCAATCGTGCGTATGGTTGGTCTAAGATTTCAAAGGGTAAACAACCCACCATTGATAACATTCATCTTGCACAAAGTTGGATTGTAAGTCAGTATAAACACGAATACAATCCATGGCATACACACAGTGGTAACTTTTCTGGTGTTATCTATCTAAAGATACCAAAAGATATGCACAAAGAAAATGATAAAGAATTTAAAGATCACTATCCAGCAACAGGTCTGATTGAATTTATGTATGGTGAAAAATCAGACTTTAGAAGTGACAATCTTAAATTTGTTCCAAAAGTTGGAATGATGTTAATATTCCCATCTTGGTTAAAACATACTGTTTATCCATTTTATTCTGATGGTGAAAGAAGGAGCATGAGCTTTAACGCACATTATAAATTATGATAATTATTGATATGAATCAAATCACAGTAGCTAGTCTAATGATGCATTTGAATATGACTAAATCTAAAGAACCAGATGAAAACATGGTAAGACA